CCACGGCTGTCGTCGCACAGGGCCGAACCCGCAGCCAGGTCGCACGCGACCTCGAGCAGCAGGGCAAGCTCCGAGCGCATACCGTGATGTGCTTGCTGTCCACCGCGCCCGTCATCGGGAAGCGCACGGCCACCTTCGATTCCGCTATCACCCTTGCCGATGCAGCAGGACTACGGATCACCCTTACCGCCAAGGAAGCCACGTAATGCCAAGCAAGTCGCCGGCGCAGCGCCGCCTCATGGCCGCGGCAGCACACTCCCGAAGCTTCGCAAAGAAGGTGGGAGTCCCCATGTCAGTCGCAAAGAAGTTCAACCGCGCAGACGTGAAGGCAAAGGGCAAGAAGCGCAAGTGAGAAAGCTCGCGGCCTACGGCGAGAACGGCCGCCGCGTGGGGGAAACACACCACAATGCCACGATCCCAGAGGCCATCGTCCAAGAGATCCGCGAACTCCACGAAGAACACCGCTGGGGATATCGTCGCATCGCCAAACACCTCGGACTCCGCTGGACCACTGTCAGCAAGATCTGCCGATACCAGCGTCGCGCCTGTCTCCCAGCCGACTGGAAACGCCCTCGTCAAGCGAAAAGTGGGACGGCCGGCCCTAACCAAAGCGCCTGAACCATTTGCCAGCGAGATACTTGCGTGGATCTCCAAGGGCAAGACTCTGCTCGCGTACTGCGAACAGAAGGGGAAGCCAGCAAGGCAAACCATCACTGGTTGGTTTGACATAGACGAAGAGTTTCGTGGTCACTACAAGGCAGCACGCGAAATCGGGTTTGAGGCCATGTTCGAGCAGTGCGGTGAGATCGCAGACATCGAGCCGGAAACGCCCGTCCAGGCCGCGTGGAGGCGATATCAGATCGACACCAAACTCAAGATCCTCCGCATGGCAAACCCGGCCAAGTACGGCGAGAAGGTCGCCGTAGATCACGGCGGCGGAATCACCCTCAACGTCATCACTGGCGTACCTGATGGCGAATGAAACCATCCGCCTCGGCTACGACCCGCGTGAATGGCAGCGGCGGTGCCACCTCGAGCGTCGGCGGTTCACCGTCCTCGCCCTGCATCGACGCGCTGGCAAGACCGAACTCGCCCTCATGGAACTGCTCCACCGGGCAGTCAAATGCACGTCGGATCTCGGGTTCTTCGTATACGTCGCGCCATTCCTGAAGCAGGCCAAGGCCATCGCCTGGGCGCGATTGAAGCAGAGGATTGACCCGTTCATCCGCACCGGGACCGTGGACGTGAACGAGGCCGACCTCGCCGTCACGTTCAAGCACAACAAAGCCACGATCCGCCTGTTCGGTGGCGACAACCCCGACGCCCTGCGCGGCGTGCGCCTCGACGGCTGCGTCATCGACGAGGTCGCGCAGATCAAGCCCGAGGTATGGGAGGCCATCATCCAGCCGGCGCTCTCCGACCGCCGCGGCTGGGCGCTGTTCATCGGCACGCCCGCCGGAATCAACATGTTCAGCGAGTTGTACTACCGCGCAGCAAGCGGTTCCCTCGAGGATTGGTATGCGGCAAAGTACACGGTGTACGACACCGACGCGCTCGCGCCCGACGAAGTGAAGCGCCTGGAGCGCGACATGCCCGAGGCGGCGTTCGCACGCGAGTACCTGTGCGACTTCAGCGCAGCCGGCGATGACCAGCTCATCAGCCTCTCCGACGCCGAGAACGCGTCGCAGCGCGAGTACCAAGACGGCGACATCATCGACCAGCCGCTCATCGTCGGCGTTGACCCGGCCCGATTCGGTGACGACCGCAGCGTGATTGTCCTGCGTCAGGGGCTGCGCATGGAGAAGCCCATCGTTCATCACGGCATCGACAACATGGCGCTAGCGGCAGCCGTTGCCAACGTCATTGAGGACCGCGACCCGGACGCCGTGTTCATCGACGCCGGGGCTGGCGCGGGCGTGATCGACCGCCTGCGGCAACTCGGATATGACGTGACCGAGGTCGCGTTCGGCGGCAAGGCCACTTACGCCAACCTGTTCATCAACAAGCGCACCGAGATGTGGTGGGCCATACGCGAATGGATACAGGCGGGCGGCTCAATCCCGAATGACATCACGCTCAAGCAGGAAATCAGCACGCCGATCTACTGGTACGACGCTGCCGGCAAGCGCGTGCTCGAGTCGAAGGACGAAATCAAGAAGCGACTCCAGGGCGGCGGAAGCCCGGACATGGCCGACGCGTTGTGCCTGACGTTCGCGTACCCGGTATCGAAGATGCTGCCACGCGAGGTGCGCGAGCGCATCGACACGCGGCCGACCGACTACGACCCGTATGAACAGGTGAGTACCCGTAACCGTTAGACGGAGGTCTACAGTCATGGTCAGGCAAGCGAACGAGCAGGACATCGAGGCCATTGTTGACATGGGCATGGAGTTCATGTCAGGCACGAAGTATGCGAACGTGCTGCCCATGTATAGCGATGACGCACGCGCAGCCATCATCCAGCTTGCTTCGGTGGGCCGCGTCTGGGTGGCAGAGATTGATGGCCGCATTCGCGGGTTTATGGCTGCGTCCATCGTCCCGTGCTGGTTCAACCCCGGCTCGCGCATCGCGCTCGAACACGTCTGGTGGATGCAACCCGACTTCCGCAACCGCCCGGAAGGCATCCGCATGCTGCTCGAGTTTGAACGGTGGGCGAAAGAACAAGGGGCGCAAGTCGCCTGCATGTCCGACATCGTCCTCGAAGCCGGCAGTCCGGCAGGGTCGATCCTCCAAAGGCTCGGCTACGAGGTGAGCGAACGCACTTTTATGAAGGTCATCCAATGTTCAACCGCAGCATCCGACGAATCCACGACCTCTCCTCACGCCGCGAGCGACATTTCGTTGTCAGCGGACTGACCGCGCTCGGCACCGCACTCGGCGCAGGCGCAACGAACGCACTCGCGGCTGGCCTGGCAGCCACTGCCGCCGGCACAGCAGCGGCAGGAACGGGCTACAGCATCGCTGCCGGCGAGCGTGGCGCGTCCATGCAGCGGCAGGCGATGAGCCAGCAAAAGAAGGCGCAGGACGCCGCCGCAGCCGCAGCGCGCAGCCAGCAGCGCCGCAGTCAGCAGTCGATGGCCGCCGCAAACCGCGCCGAACCAGCCGTCGCCGACATCATGGGCCGCGCCGCCGCCGAGATGGGTGGCGGTCCCTCGAGCACCATGCTCACCGGGCCGATGGGCGTCAACACGCAGGAACTTCAGCTGGGGCGCACGTCGCTCCTCGGGGGCTAAATGAGCGAGTACACCGGAGACAACTCGTCGTATCCTGGCGCTCCCACGCGGGATCGACTGTTCACCCGGTGGGGCCAGCTCAAGAGCGAGCGTGCGTCGTGGTTCGCGCACTGGCAGGAACTCACGTCCTACATCCTCCCGCGCAACGGACGCTACTTCCGCCAGGATCGTGACCGCGGATACCGCCGTCACAACAACATCTACGACTCCACGGGCACCCGCGCACTTCGCATCCTTGGTGCAGGCATGATGTCGGGCGCAACGTCGCCGGCGCGCCAGTGGTTTCGCCTCGCCACGCCGGACCCGGAACTCAACTCCTACGAGCCTGTCAAGCTGTGGCTCGATGACGTGACGAAGCGCATGCAGCGCGTGTTTCAGAAGTCGAACACCTACAACGCGCTGCACCAGATGTACGAGGAACTTGGCACGTTCGGCACCGCAGCCACCATTCTGCTTCCCGACTACCAGAGCGTCATCCACCACTACCCGCTGACCTGCGGCGAATACTGCATTTCGACCGATGCGAAGGGCCGCGTCTGCACGCTGTACCGAGAGTTCGAGATGACCGTCTCGCAGGTCGTGAAGGAGTTCGGCCTCGAGAAGTGCAGCGTGTCGGTGCAGAACATGTACCGCACCGGAAACCTCGACCAGTGGGTGCCCGTGATCCACTGCATCGAACCGCGTGCAGACCGAGACATGGGCAAGCGCGACGCGAAGAACATGCCCTGGGGTTCGTATTACTTCGAGATCGGCGGCGAGGACGGCGTGTTCCTGCGCGAGAGCGGGTTCCAGTATTTCCCGGCGCTCTGCCCGCGTTGGTCCGTGATCGGTGGCGACATCTACGGCAACAGCCCTGGCATGGAGGCGCTCGGAGACATCAAGCAGCTCCAGCACGAGCAGCTCCGCAAGGCGCAGGCCATCGACTACCAGACGAAGCCGCCGCTCCAGGTGCCGGCGTCGATGAAGAACCGCGACGTGGAAACGCTCCCAGGCGGCGTGTCGTATTACGACGGCCAGTCCAACGGGATCAAGACCGCATTCGAGGTGAATCTGAACCTTCAGTACCTGCTGAATGACATCATGGACTGCCGCGAGCGCGTGCGTGGTTCGTTCTACGCGGACCTGTTCCTGATGCTCGCCAACACCCCGAACACCCGCATGACGGCCACCGAGGTCGCCGAGCGCCACGAGGAGAAGCTCCTCATGCTCGGGCCTGTCCTCGAGCGCCTGCACAACGAGCTGCTGTCACCGCTCGTGGACATCACGTTCACGCGCATGGTTGCTGCCGGCGCACTGCCGCCAGCCCCGCAGGAATTGCAGGGAATGGACCTGAACGTCGAGTTCGTGTCCATGCTGGCACAGGCGCAGCGTGCCATCGGCACCAATGCCGTGGACCGTTTCGTCGGCAACCTCGGTGCTATC